TTCTTTTGTCATAATGTTAAAAAAAGGGTAGCTTTTACACTACCCAATTAAATTAAAATGGTAAATCAGATGCTATTTCAGCAGCAGTTGCTTTCTCTTTTTTAGGAGCAGTTTTGATATTACCATCTGTCCAAACTACATTACCATTTCCTAAATACACTTTAGGTTTCTTTGCTTCACGTTCTTCTTGTGTTTGACTATCAGTTAAAGAAACATTTTGTCCATACTGATTAGCTTCATCATTTACGCCAATAGTAAAGTTGTAATAAACTGCACCATCTTTACCTGATACAAATTTTTCTTTTGGTAATTTGTCTACTCTTAAACTTACATTAATAATTGCACTCATATTTTTTATATTTAAAATTTGCTTACCTTTTTTTCCTGTTGTCAGCTATTCAGTTTTACAAATATATTACTTTACTTTTAATAATTCGTCTTTAACTGCTTTTGCTAATTTATATTTATTTTCAATAGTTGCAATATTACCACCATTTTTTAAATATTCAATAGCTTTATTAAATTCTGGCGTGTTTTTATTTAACCATTTTAAATCATCTTCTGCTTTTACTTCTTTATCGTGTTTATTAGTTGCATCAGCATCTTGTGTATCATCAATCAAAAGTAAGTTACCTAATGCATATTTTTTACCATAAGAAGAAGCAGAACCAAATTGTTGTGGAACTTGCATTCCTTTTTGTAATAAATCAACACCAACTAAAGAAGTAGCTTTTATTTCATTAATACCATTGTTATCTAATATAGTTGCAGTTGTTTCCATAATTGGTAAATCACAACCAACATTAATTAATCTTTCGCTAATTACAAATGATACTTCATATTTTTCATTAAATGGTTTTAATGCTTCTAATATATCTTCAGCACTTCTAAAATTGTATTTACCAAAACTATTAAATTTTGATTTGTTTGCTTTAAATTCTTTTTGAATTAAAGATAGTTTTTGATTTAAGTTTAAGTCTTTCATTATTTTGTTTTTAAATTATATAATTCTTTTTTAATAATTGTTTTGTACTCTTTTGGGCAATCATCATCTGCTAATTCAAAGCAATAAGTTTCTAATGTGCTTAATAAACTTTCTAATTCGCAAATCTTACTTTGCATTGTTTCAATTCTAAATCTGTTGTAATCTAATAAATCTTTCATTGTTATTTGTTTTTTAATTATGGTACAAATATAAATCAAAATATATTACAAAAATAAACTTTAACTTTTCTTTAACATTTAGATAAAAAAAAGAGTGGCTATAAAACCACTCCTTCTTAACAAAAACAATTTAGAACATTATGAAAACTTAAGCAATATATTTACTTTCTGTTTGTAATAATCAATCATATCAATTAATTCTACATCAGCAAATTTAACTATTTCTTTTGACTTAATATATAATTCTTCAGATAATTTATTACCAAGATATAAACTATATTTATATTGTTCACCTTGTTTAAAAACATTACAACCCATACATTGAACTTGACAATTATCTTCATTCCATCTTGTGCTGTAATTTGCTCTACTCATAAAATGCCCGTTCTGTAATTTTTTCCAATGGTCTTTTTTACCACAAGTTACACATTCAGCTATTTCATTTTTTGCATATCTTAACCTGATAAATTGACTAAAAACAATATCTAATTCTTTTATTAGATTTTTTCTTAAAGGTTTTTTAGAAACTTTAGCCATATAATATATAATTTATTTTATTCAAAGATATATAATATAATATATATATAACTTATTTAGTTCAAAGATATATAATATATTAATTAAATAATTTAAATATATAATTTTTATATTTATAAATAATATATAATAATATAATTAATAATATATAATAAAAATATTTAATTAAACTTTCTTTTTTTTCTATTTTCTTTTCTACAAATACTTTTGAAGTAGAAACAACTTGCTTACTATGCTTTATTTGTTGTTTTAAAGCGTTTTTAGACACTTTCTTTTGATTTGTATGTAAACTATTGTCTTTTGTTTTTTTGTGTCTTATTTTGACGTTTTTATAAGTTTTACCATTTACAACTATTTCTTTTGTGTTGTCTATTGGTTCAATTATAAATTCTTCTTCACAAATATCTATTTTAGAATTGTTATTTATTTCAGTATTTTCATTTGTTTTTATTTCTGTTTTTACATCAACAACTGAAACACTATCTTTTTTTTCTTCTAAACGTGTTTTGTTTACTTTACGTGAACCACAAGATATAAATACTAAACTAACTAAAATAAATATTTGCTTCTTCATTTCTTCTATTTGTTAAACCATTAATAACTTTTCCACCAGCTTTATTCCATCTTAAAAATTCATCTTTAATAGACAAATCATTAGGGTTTCTATTTACTTTTTTTAATAATGTACTTGATGAAAAATTACCTGTTCCAACATTGTAAGCAAATGAAACTAAAGAATTAAATTGATTTTGATTTATATTTGATGTAACTAATTCATCAACTCTTTTTGCAAATCTATTAGCTACTTCTTTAAACATATCAAAAGCTTGTTGTTTAGTAATTTCTTTATCCAACAAAGTTACTCTTTTACCATCAGTGTAATATGTATTTCCATATCCTATTGTAGGTATTTTAGCTGGACACAAATATGGTTTTAATCTTAATCCTTCGTGATTAGTTATTAATAAATAACCTTTATTATCTAAAATCATAATTTTTCTTTTATTATATTTATGATAATTAATATTCCAGCAACTAATAAACTTGCAGCAGTTTTACCCCAAAATTTAGAAGTATCAATATCTTTTTGAATTAATTTATTTTCTGTTTCTAATAACCTTGTTCTTGTATCAATTTCATCAATTAAATTTAATACACCTTTTTTACCATTTAAATCAGAACCAGCTAATAATGTAACTATTTCAGTTTGTCTATCTGAAACTACTTTAACATCTTTTTTTAATTCAACTCTATGTGCTTCATATCTATCCATTTTTTCAGATAAAGTTTTTATGTAAGAAGCTATTTCAGTATTACTCATTTTGTATTATATTCTCATTCTGTTTTTGTGTTCTAAATAAACTAAATCCACCAGCACCTAAAAATCCTAAAAAAACAAACTCTTTAACTTCAAACTTATTATTAAACATTGGCATAAAAGCATAAATAGTAGCAATAAAAAAACTGCTAAAAGTCATTAATCTTTTTTGTGACCATTTACCATTTACAGTTAAAGTATCTATTAATATTTTCATATTACTATTGCTTCAGCTTGTTGGAATATTTCATCAACTTGGTCATCTGTCATTTGTGTAACACCTTGAATAAATAAAACAGTTTGCGAATATCTTAATACTGTTGTACCATAATTCCATACATTTTTAGCAGCAGTTTGTGTTGGCTCTTCTAATTGGTTTAATGCACTTTCTATTGTAGTTTCTAAATTGTTTAATTTTAAAATAGTTCTCAATCTCCAAAGTTGAACTTCATTAGGCGTTGCATCTTTAAATGCTTGTTCAATTTCTTCTGTCGTTGCTGCTTCAATCCAAGCAGTTCCATTCCAATTTTCTTTTACAAAACCACCTAAATATGGTGTTAAAGTCCATTGATTGTGTGTTGGCTCTGTACCTACCATACCACCACAAGTTAAATCTGTATTTATTAATGTATACTCCATAATTTAATCTATTATATAAAAAAATTGTCCAGCTACTGTTTTAGTTCCAGTTGCAGTAAAAGGTGTTCCACCTCTATCTCTATTTAATGTCATTACATTAGAATTAAGAGTAGTTAAAACTCTACCCGGTGATACACTATTTATACCAGCATCAGTAATTAAAAGTGAAAGAGATTGAATAATAAAAGATGAATTATTATTATTAGGTAAAGTAAAAGATGCAAGCGTAGAATTTGAAGTCCCACTTAATGAAAAATGTACAAAAATTTGTTTACCAATAATTCTATAATATACTTGTTTTATTGTAAAACTAGACCAGCCAACAATAGTAGAAGTTGCAGAATAATCAATCCAATTATTATCTGTAAGTTTATTATTAATTTGCGTTTGAATAGCAGAAGTAACTCCCTTACCATAACTTAATTCAGTTAAACTTGGATAAGTTGCAGTATCTAAACTTTTAATATTTTTAGAAGCATCAAAAGAAGCTATTGTACTTGCTGTTTCTGAGCTTAAAATTATAGCTGGTGTTGTTACTATACCTGTAAATGTTGGACTTGCTTTTGTTGCTAAACTACTTAAATCTTGGTCTCCAGTATTACTTCCACTTAAAGTAGTTATTCCTAATTTAGTTCTAATAGTTGAACCAGTTTCGTCTCCAGTATTAGTTCCTGATTGATTTCCTATTGTAGTTAAATTTGCGTCTGTTACATATCTTTTATTTGTACTATCAGCAATATCAGCAGTAGTTGCATCTGTTCCAGAAGTAACTAATCCTTTAGCATCATAAGTTATTTTAGTTTTTGTTGCTCCAGTTATAGCTGCATTAGATTGTACAGGAGTAAATCCTAAATCGTTTTGTTTATCATTAAATGTAGTCCAATCTGTTGAACTTAATGCACCTCTATTTGATGCACTTGCAGTAGGTAAATTAAATGTGTGTGTTGCACTTGTTGAACTAATTGCAAAATCAGTCCCACTTGTTCCTACTGCTAAATTTTGTACTTGTGTTGTTAAACCATTTAAAGCAGTTATTCCAG